GATTACAATAAAAGCTGTTGGGTCCTTATAGCCTACGTCAAGTCCTGCAAACACATCCATACCGTCAGGTTTAAACTGATCTGTATTAGTTGTACAGTTCTCGTAATCAAAGTTCCAGATCTGTCCTTCGTAAGTATTGAAGTCTGCTAAGTACTCTTGCGCGAACTCCGCTGTAGACATAGATTTCTGTGCTTCAAGTACATCTTGCTCACTAAATCTAGGGTTCTCATGATAGGTTGCTTTTACTGATAGCCAGTCTGGGAACTCATCGTTAAAACCCCTATAAAAGAACTCCGCGAACCAATTGTTTCGGCCTCGAGGAGTTGAAATAAATAATGCTTTACTGTTAGTTTTATCCAGAGTAGGACGAAGTGCTACATTAAAAGCGTCTCGTCCGTCTGTAAGAGCCGCTTCATCAAAAATAATTAAATCGTAACTTCGACCAACTACTGAGTCTACTTGGTTTATTGATCCCATTCGTATAGTAGAACTATTAGATAACTCTATTAATCTGTCTTTTGCGTTATCTCTAACTACCTCTAAATCAAAGTGCTTAATTAAGTTTCTTTGAAGATCAAAAGAGATTTGAGAAAGAGAATAATTAGGAGACATTAATAGTACATGACTTCCAGGAATTAAAACTGTTAGCTGTCCAATTATATTTGCAATATAAGTTTTACCCTGACGCCTAGAAAGAGCACCACAGATAAAACGATACTTAGGATTATTAATTGCATTAATTACACTTATCTGGGAGGGAATTGGATCTATCCCCAATAAGTCTAAATAGGGTTTCACGGGAAGTTTTATAAATCTTTCCTCAGGAGAGTACTCCATTAGGTCAGTGCCTATTACATCAGCTCTACTAATTTCTAACATTTACATTTCTTCTTCTAAATGATCTCTATAAAGCCATACCGCATGATCGGAAAAAGAATCAAATAATTTTCCTTGTTTCCATGCTTGGACTCGTCCTACAACGCTATCTTTAGTTCTTTCTGTCCAAGTGGAGTCTGAAAGACACTTTCCGTTTGCGTTTATATACTGTAAGTTTCCACCATCTTTGAACATGAATCCAAGTTTTGGGGGAACCGAAGGGACAATGTCATTGTTATTTACAAATCGTTGCCAGTTACATCCCGCTTCTACTCTTTGTACAAACTTTTTATTACCTACTCTTGGTTGTCCAAAAGTATATAGGTCAGTAACTTCATAACCCATTTTCATTAAAAAGCCTGCAACTATAACTGCCATTGCACCACCCAAACTATGCCCTGTGACAGCAACAGGTTTTTCCTCTTCGGTATTTCGTATGATTCCCGGCAGTAAGGAAAAGGCTTCTTTCCAGAAGCCTGAGTGAATTTTCTCGCCAGAACCTGCTGGATCTATTCTCCAAAACCGTAGATCCGCTAGTACATCCTTCCATTGGGAAGGTTGGGTTCCTCGTAAGGAAATAACGTCCTTATCAGGAAATTTAAATATCCAACCTTCTGCGTTATCTGCTTTTATAAACACCTTATTCGGTGTGATATTAGCTTCGCCATCCTCTGGATTGAAGTACGCTAGTCTTGCATATTCTGCGTATTGGGCCGAAGTAGTCATTTACTCTTCTTCAGCTTCTTCTTCAACTTCAACCACAACTTCAGGAGCTTTTTCTTCCTTTTTAGGGGCAGAATCTCCCGCAGCAGCTTCGGCAGCTTCTCGGCTATCGAATACATCTACAACTGTTCCGTTGTCTTCTTGTAGTTCAAACTTTTCAGAATCACGTCCTGCATTTCTTACTATTTTCATAATTTTTCCTTAATTATTTGCTTGTATGCAACAAGCATCCGTGCAAGGACATGGATCACCATGGTACTCACAATTACAATCTTCACATTTACAATCTGGATTATTACACATTATTCTACCCCATAAACTGTGGGAGCGCTACACTAAGTATAACGACTACATAAACTCCCCATATTTGCATTTCCAAACGGTTCATCTTCTTACCTCCAGCATCGAGGCGTTCTTTGATATGAGCCATTCGCTCTTCGCAAAGCCTTTCATGCTGGGAGATTCTAATTTCATCAAGACTCATCTACTTCTCCTATTCGGCTTTTTGCTACCGTAAATTTAGTAAGTATTATAGCAAAAATAGTTCGGTTTTGTCAAGAACTATTTTTCTATGGTGTATATTTTTACTGGTTCAGATTTTCCTTTGACCGTAACTTCGTCTAGGAAAGAATATTTATATCCATCGACTTGGCTATACTCTGACACTATTAGGTCTGTCTCGTATGTCTTACAACTACTTTCTAGCCTTGCTGCCAAGTTAACGCTATCCCCAATGGCACTATAGTCAAAGCGAGTATCAGAGCCCATGTTCCCCACCACACACAGCCCCGAATTAATTCCGACTCCAGTATTGATTTGAATATCTTTTTCCCTAAGTTGATCATTTAACTCCTCCAACGCTATTCGCATTTCGATAGCGGCTTTAGTAGCATTTTCTTTATGATTTAGATCGTCCAAGGGTGCATTCCAGAAAGCCATTATACAGTCTCCCATAAATTTATCTATGGTTCCTCCGTGTCGAAGGATTACTTCACACTGATTTGTTAGAAAAGTGTTAATAAGACTTACTAAGTCTTCTGGATTCTCTTTAAACTTTTCAGATATTGGAGTAAAACCTCTTATATCTGAAAATAAAAATGTCATTTCTCGTCTTTCGCCTCCTAGTCTTAAGAGTTTGGGATTGTCTTGTAGTTTCTTGACCATCCCAGGGTCAAGATAATGTTCAAACTGTTTCTTAATCTGTTGCTTTAATTTAAATTCTCTTAAATAATTTGTAAATGATGAGGCGGCCCACACGATTATTGCGGCTACTATCCCGAATGAAGGATCTAAAAGTATTTGCTCTGTAGTAAAGGCGTTGAAGGTATACCAATAGGAACCTCCAATAGCAAGTACTAATGCGGGGAACGAAAAGTATACTTTAAAACTTAGTAGTAAAAGTATAAATAATCCACCCAACAAAGTTAATAATTCTAAATCCTCTGCCCATTCAGGACGAGCAATATTGTTTCCTTGTGCTAAAGTAGAAAGTAGCTTGAATCTCATGTGGAGCTTTCAAACCTGCTGGAGTTGCTACTAAAGTGGAAGCACCCTTTGCTGTCACTCCTATTATAGCTGCAACATTTGGTTGAGGATTTTGAAAGTACTCAGTTGCAGATATGTTTTTAAATTTAGTATTCCAGTTTACCCAGATTCTTGCTTGGGAATCTGTTTTTATAATATCGAAATTCTGTATCTTTAAAGCTTCTACCCCAATACTATTCGTTTTTATAGCGTAAGAAGGGGCTTGTGCCAGGTTCCTAAGAAGTTCCATCGAAAAAGAAGGGTACAAAGTATTGTTTATATTAAACACTAAAGGAACTCTTCGTACCAACCCATCTAATTCATACGCTGTGGAAGTAATTCCGTTACCAACAGCACTACTTTCTATCTCTTCTACATTATTTAATACTCCATCAAAAGGAGTTAAATAAGGTAAGGGATCTTCTCCAATAGAAGCAGTACCAACATGAGGAGGTTTTCCTCCAATCTTTGAATTTGTTGCTGCGGTAGCTACTACTACAGAGGTCATACAATCTGAAAAATCTTTATCAGTATCGTATCTGTCTTTCTCTGGAAATAATACAGTTACTCCAGTTACGTTTGAGCCTAGTAAGCTACAAAAAGTATTACGAGGCCAAGGCCATTGTCCTATCTTGTTTAAGCTTTCATCGTCTATAGATACCAGAGTTATGATTTCAGACTCTGTAGCCTCTATAGTTGATATAAAATAGTCAAAAGTCTTTAATCTTAGTACTTCAACAGGATAAGGGTCGAGGCTTTTAATTCCAACTAAAAGCCCAATTAGTCCTAATCCTACTAACCATCTCATTTATAGAACCTATGCCGGCCAATAGCGACCGTAAACTCTAACTTAGAAGCCCACTTAGGGTCTACATAGTTAGCATGATAATGAGTAGCACCTTCTGTAATGTCAAAATTTATTATAGAAGCTACTGCTGCAGCATTTATGCTTTCTGTCCAAGCTTTTCGATTAGTTGCTTCATCAGATTTACCATCACAATACCAAGAAAACTGACATCTGTTACGAAGTATTCTGCCTTCTTTGCGTTTTGCTTGATAAATAACATCG